TTTTTAAGTTTTTAGTTGCTATTTGTGTATATAATTCTTGTAATTCCAATGGCTGTTCACTTATAAAATGTTGAATAGTAGCGATATCTAAATCAGACCCAGTGTTATTTTCTTTTAAATAATCCATAATATTGTCAATAATCGGAAAATAGTCCACAGACACCTTCTTCTTTATCTTCTTATCGCTTAATCCAGTTACAATATAGGTATTGTATACGAAATATAGAACATCTTTTAATCGTGTGTTGTTTTTATTGATTTTTAAAATAGCCTCTTTATCATTCCGTCCACTAGTACCTTCTATTTGTTTTATTATTTCTAAAACTTTAAACAAATTATCATCTCCTTAATTAACCTCTTAACTAAGTATACCACGTTCAATATCATAATGCAAGTGTTATTTTATAAATATAAGTTATTCTTTAATATTAGCAATACTGATTATAGAACTTCTCCATATTTAATTGTTTAATCATATCACCCAATAATGAATCTACTTGTTTTTCTACCATATCTAATCCACTCTCACTATATATATCATAGTCATGTTTAAAGTCTAATAAGTCAATTTCACTTCTATGCTTTTTTTGATCCTCAGTCAACGGACTTTCAAAGTCTAGCCTATGCACTCTTATTGATGTTATATTATAAGGAAATTTTGCCATTGTATAATACATTTCATTCTTAAATCTAACATCGGGTATAAATATGTAATCATATCTATCTTCGATTATCTTTATGTCTTGGCAAACTCTCTCTACATGAAAAGTATCCAGTCCTAATTCGTCTCTAATCCTTTCAGTTCCAAGTTGTTGTAGAATAGTTCTGCCTTGCTCGTCCTTCTCTCCATCCCACTTATAATATTTCGCTGCCATATACTTTAAGTAGTCTGCCATAGCTATTTTAATTGATTTTCCGTCTAGTTTTTTCATCATGATGTCGGCTATTGTGTCTTTACCATTTCGTGCTTCACCTGAAATTAAGAAAATTTGTTTCAAGCAATCATCCCCTTTTTATAATTATACATTAATACACATTAACTACCGAGTCTCCAAACTTATTAAATATTTCTGATGCTGCCACAAATTGCTTTCTACCTTTTTTATCAGTGATAATTTCACCTTTACTATTATGTAGACGGAAGGTATCACCCTCTCGAATGTCAAAAGATTCAATCCATTTACCATCTTTAAAGATTTCTATACGACTATCTAACATTATACACCCTCTCCTTCAATGGCTAACATTTGACTAGGATTATATAAATAATATTGCTTATTATTAAACATTTCATTATATGATTCCTCGCCCTCAAAACTATCAATTATTGATTTCTCTTTATCCGTCATTTCTCCGTACGGTTTCTTTGAATAGCTCGGAGGCAAGTGGTTGCCATATTTTGCACCAAATAAATTAAATTTCTTTATTAAATCCTTATCCTTCCATTCTAGATGACAAGTTCCTTTTCTATAAAATGTTAAGAACATATATTTAGTTTCT